GGTCCTGCGGCAGGGTGAGACCGACCACTGACGGGCCGGCGTCGAGCGCGTAGGCGATCCACCCTGCGGCGACGAGTCGCGTGGTGGGCAGCGCGGGAGCGGTGACGGTCACTGCGGTTCACCGGCCTCGGCCTCGGCCGCGCTCTGGCCGTAGAGCTCCGGCCACAGATGCCCGTACGGCGTCGCGTGGTGGCCGACGAGGAGTTCGAGGATCTCCAGTTGCCGCTCGTTCATCGTCACCAGCTGCGCGGTGTTCTCGTGCGTGTGCGTGGCGAGCTCCGCGCTGATCTGGTCCGAGCGCTTGGCGGCGATCAGCAGGATCGCGCCCTGCAACGCCGCGAGGCAGGAGAGCACGAGGTTGAGCAGGATGAACGGGTACGGGTCGAATGCGCCGCCCCGGCTGGCCAGTGCGATGTTCGCGGTCATCCATGCGGCGAGGAACACGACCGCGGCGAAGACGAACGGCCAGGAGCCCATGCCGAGCCGCATACGGTCCGCCGCGCGCTCACCGAGGCTCAGCTCGTGGTGCGAACGGACACCGGGGTGATCGGTCCACCAGTGCGCGACCAGGCGTCTCATGCCGCACCGCCGGTCGGTGCGAGCAGCGCACTGCCGAGGGTGACGGCGAACACCGCGGCGAGCAGACCGAGCGCGAGAAGCGCGCGCCGCGCCGAGCCGTTCGCGCGCAGCCGGGCGACCACCAGGGCGAGCGCGAGACAGATCGCACCCGTGACGCAGATTGCTGCGGTGCCGCGCAGCAGCAGGTACGGCAGCGCGGGCAGGATCGAGCCGGCCGCGGTGGCAGCGCCGAGCATGAGCGACGCTGCGGCCCCGTCCTCGTTGTCTGAGAGAAACTGCCCGACCGCCATCGAAAGGCCGGCGCTGACCGCGCCCACCGTCGCGGCCCACGGGATCAGCTCGGGGTGGGTGCGCAGGTCGAGCACGACGCCGAGGATGGACATCATGCCGTCGCACAGGCCGAAGATGCTTGCGGCGAGCAGCGCCGCGCGCCGCGTCACGGCGTCCTCACCCGGTAGAGCGCCGGGCGCATGTAGGGCTGCTCCGGGCTGTTGCCCATCCGGGTGTGCGCGTGGATGACGTGGCCGGTGCTGGTCACGTATTCGCGGACGAACTCCTCGCCGTGGAACCCGAACTCGACCGCCAGCTTGTACGGGATCGGGCCCTCGTCGTCGGGGTAGACGCCGACGTGCAGCTCGGGCGCCGCGCCGGGGTTGTCGACGACCTCGAATCGCTCGGCCGCGACCAGGCGGCCGGTGAGGACCGGAGTGCCGGCTTGCATGTCGTCGAGGATCGCCGGACCGAGAGTGCCGTCGAGGAGCTGGTGCTCTGCGGCGGACAGCTGGGCGCGCCAGTCAGGGTGCAGCACGACGCGTGCGCCAGCCATGGTCTCGCCGCCCCTCTCCGGGCACGGTGCGGATTTGGCGGCGTTCCCTCCGTTTCCGGGAGGGTGGCTGACGCAGCCGGAACTGCGATCAGTGTAGGGCCGGTTCGAACACTCGTGCTAGCGGCTACATCGCGGGCACGCCGACGGATTGGCCGATCGCGGCCAGGTACGGGGTGGTGAGGTTGAACGGGCTGGAGCCGGTGGTCGGCGAGATGATGATCGAATACGGGGACATCTGTGCCCCTGAGTGGTCCCAGAGCAGGACGGCTACGGCGTATTGGAACCCGGAAATCCCGGCGAGAGCTGCGGCGTCGATCGCGATGACCTGCGTTCCTGCAGGCACGGATCCGGTGTTGTCGAGGTAGATCTGCTGGCGCTGCGGCATGATCGCGATGTTCGAGGCGATGTCCACGAACCGCGTCGGGACCATCGGGGAGATCATGATGTAGCTCTTCGAGCCCACAGTGGAGTCGCTGTTGACCGGCTGGCCGGAGCCGTCGAGCCAGGTGCCGGTGAGCGTGACGAGGCTGATATCGCCGGGCAGCGCCATGCGTCCTCCTGCGGGTGGTGCGGCCGCCCCGGGGCCGGCAGAGTCACGGGGCGGCCGGTCTATGGGCTACTCGACGCGCTCCGGCCAGTGCCAGGTGCCGCCCGAATAGGAGGCTTCCATCCAGCCGCAAGCGCAGTAGTGATGCGGCCCGGCGGCGTGATCGTTCGGGCAGTTCGGGTCGCCGGGGACCTCGGCGCCGTCGTGGTACGGCAGGTCCTGGGTGAAGAACTGGCCGGTGGGATTCAGGACGCACAGGCTGACGGTCTGCTCGTCCTTGACCGCGGTGACGATCGCGGCGCGGCATTCCTTGCCGAACTCGCCGCCGGGTGTGCCGTACGAGACGTAGTGGACGGTGCGGCCGATGCTGGGCTTCTGCACCGGTCAGGCCTCGAGGTGCTGGTAGGTGCCCGGGCCGTCGCCGAGCACCCGGGAGGTGGCCCAGTAGGTGTCGTTCCCGTCGAGCGTGACCTGGAGGTTCGCGGTCGTAGTCTCCGGGTGGAAGACGCGTGCGATCACCGCCGGGTACTGCTCGCCCTCGGTGACGCGGTTGCCTACGTGAAGCTGGTGCCCAGTGCGGCCGGCGCCCCCTGGCGTGTCGCTGACCGGGTTGCGCCGGAACGCCTCGGCGTCCTCGCGGCGCCGGTTGATCTCGGCTGCGTCGCTGGGGCCGAGCGTGAACAGCACGTGCGTTCCGACCTTGGCACCCATGGCTCAGACCGCCGGGGTATCAGTCGAGGCCGAGTCGGTGCTCGGCGGCGTGGACGAGGTCGAGGAGCCGGTGGGCGTGTCCTGCGGCGCCGGAGCCGCCGCTGTAGGGTCCACCGGCGCGACCGCGGCCGAGCCCGCGTTCGACTCGACGACAGCCGGCGCCGGGTTGCCAGCGAGGTGCGAGTCGATCCGCGCCAGCACGTTGTCGTACTCGCCGAGCACCGCCGCGCTGATCGAACGAACGTGCGCCAGCGCCTTCTCCTCGAGCACCGGCAGAGCGGTCCGCAGACGGTCCGCCTGGCCGTGCACGAAGGTCTTCAGGTCCTGGAGGGTCGCCACGGCGGCCGGCTCCAGGTCCTTCGCGACCGTGCCCGCGACTGAGGCGAGCGCGGTGTCGATGATGCTGTCCATGATTCTCCAACCGTTGGTGACCTTGGGGTCGATTCATCGTACAGACGTTCGAGCCGGTGACCGATAGATCGGCACCGAGCGGGAACGGAACTTCCGCTTTGCGACCGCCTGCTCTCCCTCGGCCTGAACGCTCTTCGGGAGCTGGCCGGCCTGCCCGTTGCGCAGGATCCGCTCGGCCGCCCGCAACCTGGCCGCGTTCGACTCCGAAGGCAGAGACCAGCCCTTGAGCACACTGCGAAGCGCCTCGTGCTTGAGCCGCGTCGGCCACGAGTAGAAGCCGCCCACGAGCGCGCCGTTCCAGACCTGCACCATGCACCGGCAGTGCGGATGCCGAGGCGGCCGCAGCAGCGGCATACCGGGCGGCCAGACCGGCGGCGGTGGCCGCGTATCGAAGGTCGCGAACTCGTCGAAGGACTCGCCGGCGTTTGGATCGATCACGTCACCCGACAGCGCCAGACACACCACGCAGGCGTCCCGCTCGGCCACCCATACGAGCTCTTGGCCGAGCCGCGTGGCCAGCCGGACAGGGACCGCGTTCGCGGCGGTGTTGACGGCGAACTCGGCGCCGGTCGCGACGGACTGGACGGCGAGATCCGCGGTGCGCAGCGCGGTCTGCACATCCATCGGGCTCTGCGCGATCCGCAGTGAGGCGCCGGCGCGGCGGATCTGCACCAGCGCGTTGCGTTCCGCCGACACCACCGCGGCGCGCACCTGCGGATCGACCTTCGGCGGCCGCGGCGCCACGGGCACGAACGGGTTGGCCGGCCCGAGCGTGAACACCTCGGCCAGGTCGACCGCGCGCTCGGTCTGCAACGTAATCGCCTGCAACAACTGGCCCGGAGTCAGCAGCGGCTCGACGCGCGCCTCGAGCTCGTCCGCCAGCCGCACGGCCGCGCGCTGCTCGTCGTCCGGGGTGCGCGCGAGCAGCAGACTGCCGGTCGCCTGCCGGCGCAGCATCGCGAGCGTCGCGATCAACCGCACCGACGCCGCGGCGACAGCGGCCTGTTCGATCGCGAGCAGCTGCTGCGCGTACCGGTCCGTCTTCTCGCGCTGATCCTGGCCGGCCGGGGCCATCAGGTCCCGTCGATCCGCTGCGTGATCAGCTGAAGATCGGTCGGGATGCCGTACGACGGCAGCCTGCGCACCGTCGTGACCCGATACTGCTCGCCGGTCTGCCGATCCGTGATGACGTCCTGGTCCTTCATCTGGACCCATGAGTCGACGACGATCTCGTAGGCCGAGGCCTGAACCGGCCGCCCGCTGGCCGGGGGAAGGCTGACTGCGGTCTGGTACGAGATGATCGCCGGGATGCCCGCGTAGACGCGGGTAAGCGCGTCGACGTCGTCGCCGAACGCGTCCTGCGTCGTGCCGCGGTCGACGTCGATCGTGGTCGTCGGCGGCATCAGCATGCGATCACCAGTTGACCATCGGGGCGACCGGCAGGCAGCCGGCCAGCCGCAGCTCCTCGAGCGCGCGCGGACCGAGCGGGAGCATCGCCAACCCGGCGGTGCCCTGTGCTCGCTGGAAGTTGAGCGACCCGACTCTCACCGTCTCAAGCCTCTGTTTCGCGCCGGTCGGGTCGTCGAGCTCCCGCATGAACCGCGCCTGCTCGATCGTCGCGTTCTTGAACGTGTCGATCAGGTTCGCGTCCAGCGGGTAACCCTGCGGATCGGTCGGGTACACGGCGGCGATCACCGCCCGGTCGACCGCGCGCGACGCGTCACGAAGCAGTCCCTGCACCGTGGCGGTCGGCGTGTACGTGTCACCGGGCGGATAGGCCTGGTACTCGGCGACGGTGGCGTAGAGACGGATCACCGGTCACTCCTGTCGGCGTCGACCACCTGTGTTGCGGCGGCGCGGGGCGGTGGTGGTGTCGCCGGCCGGTTCCGCAGCCATCGGCCTGTCCGGCGACACCACGTCCTGCGCACCTGGCGAGAGCTCGTCGCCGAACGGGAGCGCCAGCCCGGCCGGGTCCTCGCCGACGACGTACAGCTCACTGCTATCGATCGGACCGCCGACGGCGTATCCGGGCTCGACGTCCTCGACCATCCCGGGTGCCAGGCGCGGCTCGCGCTCCACCGGATCCGGGATGACCACCGCAGGCGCGGCCGCCATGTACGGCGAATCGTCCAGGTACGGCGTCAGGTCGACGTCCTCGCCGGCCTCCAGCTTCGCCCGGGCCGCGTCGAGCGCCGCCAACTTGCGCTCACGCGCGAGCTCCCGCTCCTTCGCCAGGATCTCGTCGACCACTTCCGGATCGATCTCGACCGTGTTCACCTGGCTCGGCGGCGGAGCCTGCACGGGCAGCAGGATCCGCTTGCGGATCTGGATCGCGATCTCCTCGAGCGGGTGCTTGCGCTTCTGCTGTGCCTTCAGGTGCGGCGGCAGCGCGAGCGACGCGAACGCGCCCTCGAGGAACGCCTTGTCGTACCCGTGGATCGCGCCTCCCTCCAGGTGCTGGAAGTACACGATCTCCGCCTTCGGCTTGCTCTGCTTGCCGCGCGGTCGCGTCGCTGTCGCCATGCCAGGGTCCTTTCGAGGATTTGCTTAGCCGCGGGGGCCGAGCGGCGCGTACGGCTGCACGAAGCCGTACAGCGTCGTGACGCCGAGCGTCCCCGAGAAGTTGATCAGGATGCTGCCGTCCGGTTGCATGAACCGGCCCGACGTCAGGCCGAACACCGGGTAGGTCCCGATCGCGTTGATGTTCAGCGTCAGGTCACCCTGGTTCGCCAGCGGGAACGGGGGCGCCGAGTTCGGCACGTCGGTGGTCGCCTTCGTCGCCTTGATGATCGCGTTGAAGTTCGTCCCGGCCGTGGTGGTGTTGAAGAACAGGAACAGCTTCTCCGGCAGGAACCCGGACTGCCCGTACGAGGCAGCGGTGGTGAAGAACGACGCCGGGATCGAGATGCCCGCGGACACGTCGCCCGCGACGATGCTGTACGCGGTCGGCATCGTGGTGATGCCGTTCGGCGTGGTGACCGAGAAAGCTGCGTTCGTGATCGCCATGATTCCGCCCCTTCCTCAGATCCCGACCGGACGCAGCACGTAGGCGATCGCGATCGCCTCCGGGCGCGTCAGCTTGCCGCCGTACACGTTCAGGCCGCGGATCAGGTCCGCGAAGTCGGCCTGCGAGCGCAGCGCCTCGTTCTCCGCGATCTGGTCGGCGAACGTGATCGCGCTGTTGTGGCCGGCCTGGATCGCCCACACACCGGTGCCCGGGCCGCCGGCGACGGTCTGCACGGTGTTGTTCGACTTCATGATGGTGAAGCCGCCGAGCTCGCCGACCGCGCGCGTGCCCATGACCTCGCCGACGCCGCCGTTGTTGCCGGGGAACTGCACGAAGGCCTGCGTCTGCGCGGCCATCGCGACACCCCACGGCGGCGCGATCAGGTATCGGCCGTCTTCCGGGACGTTGAGCTGGTCGAGCAGCACGCCGAGCGGCAGGATCACCTTGAGGTAGAAGTCCGCCGGCGTGGTCGGGGTGTAGAGCGCCGGCGTCAGTGGTGACGCGCTGGAGCCGAGGACGTTCGCGGGATCGACGCCGGTGTACAGGGACGCGATGAACTGGTCCTGCACGTCGGCGATGCGGTAGGCGGCGCGGCCCTCGAAGTAGCCCTGGAGGTCGCCGACCTGCTGGCGCCGGTCGACGTCGTTCATCTGCGCGGACCAGGACTTGGCCTGGTCGATGACGAACGACTGTCCGGCGTCGTTGAGCTGCTGGTAGTTCAGCGTGCCGCCGGGCGTGTAGGTCGCGATTGTGGGGTCGCTGATCGAGGTGATGTGGACGGTATCGCCGAACCGGGAGACCTCGTCCTCGTAGTCCCGGTTGATGACCATCGGGGAGCCGAAGACGAGCTTCTTGCGGTAGGCCTCGAGCAGGACCTTGGACCAGAACTCTGCCTTGTAGTGAAGGACAGTCATGTTGCCGTGCCTTCCGGGTCACGGGTTGACAGGGGATTGACCTTTCCGGTCGATCCGCTGTCGTCCCTTTCCGGGGCGGCGAGCGGCGGTGTGAAGCTGGTGGTGCGGTGGTGCTAGTTCGGCGTGTTCAGGTAGTCCCTGAACAGGCCTTGTGCCATGGCCTTGGAGATCTCGGCTCCGGTCATGTGTTTCATGTCGGCTTCACCGAGCTGGCGTGCAGTGCCGGGCGCTGCGTTGAACGATCCGGCGGTCGACGCCTGGCGCGGCGGGGGAGCCGGCGCAGCAGCCTGCGGCGCGGCGAGGCCGTAGCGCGGGTTCGCGGCTACCGCAGCCTTGACCGCGTCGAGCACTGCGGCCGGGTTGGCCGGGTCGACGTTGTCGAGCGACGCCAGGAACGAGCGCGAATCGAGCAGCGCGGCCGCGTCCGCGCCTGCGGTATGGGCCGCCAGGAGTACCGCGTTCTGCCGGGCGAGCGACGCCTTTTCGGCCTGCACTGCCTGAAGCTGAGCGGCGATCTTCTCCGGATCCGGCTCCTCAGGAGCGAGACCGAGCGCCTTAGCGATCTCGGCGCGCTGCGCGGCCAGCTGCTCGTCGAACGTCTGCTTGTTCGAGCGTGCCCGGGTCTCCCAGTCGCGCGCGTGTCCCTTCCACGACTCGGCGTCGGCCTGAGCCTTTTCGGCGATGGCCTTCCAGTCCGGTTCGGCCGGCGCTGGCTGCGCAGGCGGAGCGGGCACTGGTGCCGGCACGGCCGCGGTCGGCGGCGCTGCTGGCGCGATGGGCTGCTCGGTCAAGGTTCGTTCTCTCCCTTTGCGGGGTGGTGCGGTGACCTACCTTTTCGGTGATCACCTCGGCCGGATTATCGCACACACGTTCGATACGCGTTAGTACATCGGCGCCTGCTCTAGTCCCGGCGTCGGGTACGCGGCCTCCCACGGCGGCGCCGAGAGCACCTGACCGGATTCGAGGTCCGGGCCGGGCACACCGGTGACGTTCGAGCCGACAGCGCCGGAGTAGTCGAACGGGCCCGGGTGGCCGGCCGCGGCAGAGGGGACGTGCTTGCCGTTGGCCGGCTGGCCGTTGTGCACCATCGGCGTGGGCCGCGGCCGCGGTGTCGCCTTCCCGCCGGTGCTCTTGCTCGAGCTGCCGCCCGTGCCCTTCGGCTTCGGTGTGCTCATGCGGAGATCTCCTGTTCAGGGTTAGTCGCCGTCGACGCGTCCGAAGTGATGCGCACGTCGCCGGCGATCTCGTCGACCTCCTGGCCGATCGTGGCCTCGGAGTCCTGCGGCGCCTGGAGCATGACCCGCGCGCGGCCGAGGATGTCGAACGCAGCCTCGTCGCGGATGCGTTCGAGCTCTTCGGTGACCTGCTCGTCGGTCCAGTCCGGGTGCAGCATCTTGATCAGCGTCTGCTTGCTCGCGGCCTGCGCGTTGGAGAGCGCCAGGGCGGTCTTCGACAACTCGTCGAGCGACGGGAGCACCGCATCCGGGAACACGATCACCGGCCGCACCGGGTCGACCGGCCGCCCGTAGACCGTCTTGTCGATCCACATCAGGCTATAGAGCGCGTCAGCGAGCGCCGGGCGCCAGTAGTTCAACTTCTTCGCCCGCGTCAGCAGGGTGCGACGCTCGCGGTTCTCGATCTCGGTCGCTGTCATCGCCGTGGTGGGCGCGTCGCCGAAGGTCTGTGGCGCGTACCCCGCTCCGCGCAGCGCGGCGTTGATGGTCTCGTTCATCGACTGCTGATGCTCTTGCCAACGGATGACGAACTGCGACGGGGTGATCATCGCCTTGTCGGCTTCGCCGGCGAGCATGTTGAGCGGGGTGAAGATCTCGCGGTCGATGTCCGCGATCGCGCCTCGGCCCGGGCCGAGGTCGTCCAAGTAGCTCGGCGGGACGATGAGGCGGGACTTGGCCAGCCGGATGTCCCGCATCCACGACGAGTATGTCTCGTCGAGGGCGTCCATCAGCGACTCGATGCCGGCGTAGTCGGAGCGGCCGAGCGCCGCGGCGTGGGCGATGTGCCGCCAGTAGCGGTTCGGGCGCATGTTCGGCACGTAGGTGACGGTGCTCGCGTCTTTCGGCAGGTCCGGCAGCATGATCTTGCCGTCGGTGTTCAGCTCGGTGTACGTCGGTGCGAGATCCGGGTAGCCGGCGATGTCTGCGCGCTGGCCGAGGTAGATCTGGTCGCCGACGTACACGGCGTGCTCGATCGTGTTCGCGACGAGGTCGTGGTCTTCGAGATGGCGGTGGACCTGGTCGCCGTCGTCCTGGAGGACGCGCCAGAAGATCACTGAGATGAGCTTGCCGTTGCGGAACGTCGGCACGGCGGCGTCGGCGTGGACCAGGTCGATCCACGGCTTATCGCTGATGTCCGTGTCCCACGCGGTGCGCAGGAACAGGCCGCCGAGGCCGGAGCAGAGCTCGGCGCCCTCGAGGAGGCTGGCGTGTAGGTCGTCGTCGAAGCGTTCCTCGCACCATTCCTGCGCGGAGCTGGCGTCGTCGACGCCGTTGTCCGGCGGGTCGAAGCGCGGTCGCTTGGCGAACAGCAGGTCCGCGCTCATGCTGCTGATGTCGCTCGCCAAGGGGACGTGGATCTTCGAGCGCTTCTCGCCGGCCGACGGGCTCGTGCCCCAGAAGGTGCGGTCGATCGAGCCGAGCAGGCCGCCGCGGTACTGGCCGGGCTTCGGGATCCGGACGTTGCGCTCGCCGGTGGTGCGGAAGAACGCGCGGCCGGTCTGGGAGTTGGCGCCGAGGTTGAGGTATGCCCATGCGAGTTCGCTCGCTTTGCCGCTGAACCAGGCTGACCAGAGGCGCTGGTCATGGGCGACGGGGTCCCAGATGCCGGGTGGCCAGGTGTAGCGGGCGTCTTCTGTGGTGGGCAGCGCCACGGCGGTGTCCTTTACGGCGGCCGGAACGGGGTCGGGTGCCTTTCCGGCGGCCGCACGGTCCCTTTCCGGGCTCCGCGAGGGTGCTACTGATCAGGAGGGTACTCGCACGACTGTTCGATCGGGAGTTATGCTGCGGGGTGGCGCTAGGCGGTCCGGTAGGCGTCTCAGTCCCGTTGCCGGAGGCATGAGGTCGACAGGCGGGACCACAGCTCCTAATTCAGGGCACGAAACCGGTGCCCGACGATGCAGGGTGCGGCTCGAAGCCACAAGTGACGGTGTGGCGGGATGGCGGCCCGGCGATCGGCCCCGGGTCTCGATCCGGGGCCGATCGTTTTCCCGGCAGGAGGCGAGATGGCTGGATCAACGCCTGATGACATCGCCTGCGCGCAGCTGGCTGGCGCAGTCAGCTACGCGCGTACGCAGGGCATGAGTCGCGATGCGGCGATCGCGCACCTGCACGAGATCACGCAGCGGCCGGATCTGCTCGCGCGCGCAGCCGGGATCAAGGCCGGCGCCGGCAAAGCGAACCCGATGAGCTACTGGCCGTGGGATCTGGCAGACGCACGGCTCCTGGTCGACGCCGGCGCCGACCGCGAGCTACTGCGGCAGTGGATCGCGCAGGGCATGGACAACGTCCGCCGGCGTTGGGCGCAGGGGCCGGTGACGAGGCCGGATCCGGCCCAGGTCGACGCCGTCTACCACGAGGTCACGGAAGGGCTCAGCTAGCCCTCGAACGGTCCGCTGTACTCGTACCGGAGCGGTCCGTTGCCGCCGAGCTGCGCGGCCGCGACGTCGTACGCGATGTGACCGAACCAGCCTTGGAAGACGATGGTCTCGCCGGGACGGAGGTTGTCCGGCGCGGTGCGGCGTTCGCCGTCCAGCGGTCCGCCGATCAGTTCGACTTCGAAGTCAGGCTCGCCCATGTCAGATTCCTGTGATCAGCGAGCCCAACATGCTCGCCGAGGGCGGCGGGGCGATTCCGGCGCGGTACGGGAAGAGGTAGTGCTCACGCACCAGGCTCTCGCGCGCGATGTCCCCGTTGACGACGCGATCGCGCCCCTGGACCGGCTTGCCGTACAGCGGCACCACCTGGAACTCAGCGAAGGTCGCCCCGGGGAACTTGCGGGCGAACTCGCCGCCGGGCTTGCACCGGTTCTCCAGGTGCCGCAGCGCCTCGGCCTCGTCCGGTGCGTTGATCTCGGCGAAGTGCGTCTTCCGGAACTTGCCGTGCCGAGTGACGCGCACGCTGACGAAGTGCCGCTTCAGCTCGCCGCTCATCGCCACAGTCCCCAGCCGAAGTGTCCGCTCAACCACAGCGCGATCACGATGAACACTGAGGTGAACAGCAGGTGCGCTGCGGTCCACTGCCACGGCCATTCGACGCGGCCGGGGACCAGTTGTTCCATGCGCCAGATCGCGGCTGACAGCGTGTCCTGCGGCCGGCCACGCACGAGCGCGACGGTCTCGGGGATCAGGAACCCGAGCGGGAAGGTGACGATGAACCAGATCAGCCAGTAGCGAGGCATCGTCAGCCCTCCGTTCGCACGTGGGTGACCGTTCCGGCGCCCGGTGCGTCCATGTCGTACCGGTGGCCGCACGGCTGCAAGATCATCCCCTCGAAGTCCACCTGGACATCGACGGAGAGCTCGGGGTCGGACGGCTTGCGCGGCCGCGGCTTCGGAACGATCGGTGTATAGACACCGGTGACAGGCTCCTCGCACTCGCCGCACGTGAGCTGCTTGGCTTCGACGTCGTAGCCGAGCGGTTCGTGAGTCGCCGCGGGTTCGTCGTCCCACGTGTCGCCGTCAGCGTCGGCGTGCAGCGGCGGATGGCCGGCCGGGCGGATGCAGGGCTTGTCGGGCGCTGAGTCGCGGGTCGCGCCGCACCGCGGTAGCTTCTCGGCCACGGTCAGCCTCTGCCGTTGATGGGGCCGAAGGGGCCGGGCATGGGGCCTTGCTGGCCGGGGACGATGATGCCGCCGGCTTGTTGTGCGGCGTGCTGCATCGGCGTGACGATCTTGTGGCGGTCGTCGCAGAACGCCAGACCGTTGATCACCGTCCGGGCCGGAAGCACCGGCAGCGCGATCTCGCCCATCGCCTCACGGTTGCGCGCGTCCTGGATGCAGACCGCGCAGTCCAGCGTGAAGGCGGGCGCTTGGACGAGCTCGCCGACCGCTGGCTCGGCGGGTTCCTCGGTGACCGCGTTGGCCATGGCGTTGACGAAGCCGCGGATCTGGTCGATCGAGGCGACCAGCGTCGCGTGCGGCAGCTCGGAGGTCGCGGCGCCGGTGACGGCGTTGGCGAGCTGGGTCGAGATCTCGGTGAGCGCCTGGCGCATCTCGGCGGTGGTGGTCACAGTGCGTCGACCTCCTGTGTGCCGACCTGGTCGAGCCGGGTGGCTTCGTTGACGAGTTCTTCGCGGATGGTCAGGACGCTGCCGTTCGCATCGTCGAAGATCATCCAGGGTCCGTCGAGCTCGTAACCCCATGCGATGACCTTGCGTTTCGTGCCGTCCTTGAGCGTGAGCTCGTACTCGTAGACCGGGACTTGGTCGGTCTTTTGTTCGACGTCGGTCGGCATCACGCCTCGCTCTGGTGTTCGACTGGCTGTGTCAGCGGCAGCTTACGCGCCCCGCTGGCCGGTGGCGACGAGCAGCCGACCACGCCAATCGTTGCGTGTCGTGTGGATGCCGTACCGGACCGCGTCCGGGCCGTGGTCGTTGACCTTCAGCGGCTTGTCCTCGCCCTTGGCCTGCGCCTTGTCGTCCCACGCGTAGCCCTGCATCTCGTCGATCGTCGCCTTGCACGCCGCGCTGAAGGCGAGTGCGTCGGTGGACAGCAGCGAGGAGACGTTGCGGATGCCGTCCAGGACGCTGTTGTCGGCCGGCCAGGAGGCGATGCCGTCGCGGTGCAGCTGCACCCGGAAGCTGGTGGCTGAGGGGTCGATGACGTGATAGCGCGGGATGACGCCGAAGCCCTCGGTGCGCGGGATCGGCACCTTCGTCGAGAGCCAGGTGCGGTACGCGTGGGAGTACTCGGCATCGGTCATCTGGCGCAGGGCTTTGCGTGCGTCGTGCCGCCACTCGCTCACGACGTAGAGCCGGCCGTCGATGCCGATCCCGATGATCACGGCGTGGAAGGGGTTCGTCGTGCCGTAGTCGACACCCGTCGCGAGCCAGGTTTGGATCGGCGGGATCCGGCGCGGGTCGATGACGTGCCGGCGACGGTCGAACATGTCGTACACGGCGCCCTCGGCGAGCACCCACCTGCCGAGGATGAACCGCTGGTACCAGAGCCCTGTGTACTGGCGCTTGAGGTAGGCGACGAACGCGGGATCCAGGAACGGGTTGTCGTCGATCTCGAAGTGGAAGACGCGGTTGTCCGGGTCGTTCTTGTTGATCCAGTCGGTGAGCAGCCAGTGGTTCGGGCTGTCGGGGTTGGTGGTGCCGAACAGGCGCGCGCCGCGTACGGACATGCGTGCGACGAGCTGTTGGAAGGTGACCTGCGGCCAGGTTGAGGCCTCGTCGGCGTACGCGCCGGCCACGGTCATGCCTCGGACTTTCGCCTCGGACTGGACGTCGTTGGCGCCGAGTACGTAGAAGGTGCGGCCGAGGATGGTTCCGGTGTCGGCGCCTGGCGTGTACGAGACGGTGCGTGCCAACGGCCCGAAGATCGAGGATTCTTTCAGGACGTTGATGACGTTGCGGTTGACGGTGTCCTTGGTGCGGCCCATCATCACCAGGTCGCCGGTGGGTGGGGCGTTGCGGGCGTGGTTGAACCAGGCGAAGTCCGCGGCGATCGACTTGCCGCTCCGGACGGCGCCGTGCCACATGTTCACGCGGCCGGTGGCTTCGTCGATGGAGAGGATCTGCTTGTCCGATAGCGTCGGGCCGCTCACTGCTGTCCGTCGTCCCGCAGCTCGCCGGCGCGCCGGGCGACGGCGTCCATGAACCCGTCGAGCACGCTCTTGGCTTCGCCCATCCCGCCGTCCGAGTCGTGGTCGACCAGCCGCAGATGCGCGTTCATCGCGGTGGTCGCTGCCTGCATCAGCGTCCGCTTCCCGTCGACCGGCTGCTCCTGGAGCAAATGCTCCTCGTAGGTGTTGTCCTTGCCGCCGAAGTTGTAGACCAGGGCCGGCTGCCAGATCTGCTCACGCAACCGCTCCGCGTCTCGCAGCAGGTTCTGCGCCAACTCCGCGCGCCGAGCCGCCATATCCATCGAATGCGCGCGCACAGCCTTCGCCGTCACCGACCGGTCGAACGAACCCGGCGGCGCGTACTTCGTCACCGTCGTCGCCGACACTCGCAACCGGCGCGCGATCTCGTTACGAGCCACACCGGCCGCGGCCAACTCCCGAATCTCGCTCACCGTCTCGGCCGGCATCGGGTCGGACATACCGGCCTCCTACGCGCGGCGACGTGGACGACTGGGCGTGTTGCTGGTCGAACGTTTGATCGAAGTGTACGGCGATCAAGGGTGATAGCGAACGCCCCGGCCAGGAAGCTAAGCCGGGGCGTTCGCGGTGGTGGGCGATCGGTCAGATCGGGATGGTCGTGCCTGGGGTGATTGGCCTGCCCATGATCGGAAGCACAGCGACGATCTTGCCTTCGTCCGAGTAGAGCCCGTGGTAGTAGGCCGCGTGGCCGGAAGGGACCTTGACGGCGTCCGGCTTGTAGATCTGGTAGGTCCAGCCGCTGCTCTCGGTCGGAGAGGCGGTGAAGGCCCAGCCCCACATTGCGGGTTGGAGCTCGGTGATTGGTTGGAGCTTGTCGTCGAGTAGGGCGTAGAGCCCTTCGACGGTTTTGAGGGTGGCGTTACTCACCTGATGAGTTTATATGGCCACGAAGGTGCGGTTAGACCACTTTCGGGTGCTGCTTGGTGCGGTGTGCGCGGTACTCGGCGACGAGTCGCTGGCCGCGTGGGGTGGGGATGACGCCGCAGGGCTCGTCGGTCAGCGGCCGGTGTCGGTCGGCTGGCTTGACGAGCGTGAGCAGCTGCTCGAAGTCGGCGATGCGTGCGCGGTACCACTCAGGCTTGTGTGGGAGCGCGCAGCCGATGCCGTTCGCGTTGTCTTCCCACACGCCGAGCGTGTTGCGGAGTAGCTGGATTGACTCATCGCTGATGGTGATGCGAGCGGGTGCGTCTCGCGGGGTGAGGGTGCCGGTGAGCTCTGGTCCGTGCTCCCAGCCATCGCCGGGGTCGGAGATCCATTCGGCGGTGACGGGGATCTCGCAGCCTGTGCTGATCGCGTCTTCGATCCAGTCCGAGTTGACGGGCAGGTGGCAGATGGCGCACGTCAGGGTGATGCGGTTCGCGTCGACGTCGAGCAGGTAGGCCGTGTGGTTCAGCGAGCAGTGGTCCGGGTCGATAGGTTGTTCGGGGGCTGCGAAGGGGTCGTCGAGGCGGATCTCGGTCACGGCTGTTGGCCTTTCTTGGCTTGGCGTGCGGCGCGGTATTCGGCGAGTCCGGGGGTTTCGGCGGTGGGTGGGACGACGGCGGTGGGTGGTCGCCAGTCGGCTGCGGGGTCGGCGGGTGGCCGGGTGTCGGTGAGGCCGATGTGGATGCCGTCGAGGACGACGAGGAGTTCGGCGGCGAGTGCGTCGGGGATGGCGCATTCGGCGTGTCGGAGTCGGCGTGCGAGGGCGTGTTTGGCTTCGGCGCGGAGGTCGCGGGGCGGGCGGGCGGTCACTGCGGTCGCTCCGGTGGCGTGTAGACGGACCAACCGCTTGTCCAGTCGTTGGTCGTCAGGGCGGCGCTGACCCAGTCGTTGCCGGGGTGGGCGTGGCATCCGAAGCCAAGGGCGCGCAGGCCGGCTCCGGCTCGGGGGTGCTCTGCCACGGTCAGGCAGTGGAAGATGCTGAGGGTTTCGGGCGCGGCGAAGGGACGCTGCTCGATGTAGGTCACGCCAGGCTGGAAGAACTCGGCTTTGGGCACCTGGCTGAGCGCCTTGAGTGCGGCTCTGAGCTTGGCTTTCGTGTCGTCGAGTTCGGTGAGTACGGCGTCGAGGTCGCCTATGGTGAGGGTGTTAACGCCGTCGATGATGGGTGTGTCGTCGGTTGCGCCTTCGGCTCGTTCGGTGGCGAGGAAGCAGCGCAGGTTGCCGCTAGGGTTTTCGTCGTCGATCATGCGTTCTCCCATGTGGTGATGGTGTTGGCGTCGCGTTCGTAGTCGGCCAGGAGCTGGCGGACCTTTGTGGCGCGTTCGTCGGCGATGCGGCTGTACTCGGCTGTGCCGGGTTGCGCGGCGGCGAGCAGCTGGCCGTAGTGCTCGGTGAGTTCCTTGCGCTCGCGCAGGTATCGAGCGAAGCGTTCGACTTGTGCTTTGTCGCCGTCTTCGAGGTCTTCGGGTGCGATGCGTCCACCGGGGCCGCAGAGGATGGAGCCGGTGGGGATTGCAGGAGCGGGCGTCGGGCCGGTCCAGCTCTGGTTGCCGCAGTCGTGATGCCATCCGCCGCAGCTGAGGCGCTGGTTGCCGGTGACGACGCAGCGGGCGACGTCGCAGTCCTCGTCGTGGGCCTGGCCGATGAGCGCGTCGCAGTCGGGACAGTGCGGGCCGCTAGCGGGCGGCTCCGGGGTCGAACGGGCGTTCGGCGGCCCGGTGGGCGCGGAAGCGGCTACGGGAGCGCCAGCGGTGATCTCCGGCCCGGGAAGCGGCAACTGGCGGCGGTAGGCATCGAGCCAGCGCAGTGATCCGCGGTCGAGGACGAGGCGGGCGCGGGTGACGGCGACGTACGCGAGGCGCAGTTCGCCGGGCTCAGCCTCGCGCTGGTTTCCGTCCTCGTCGATCTTCGGTGGGTAGAAGTCCTCGCCGATCAGCACGGCCGGCCACTCGCGGCCCTTGGCCTTGTGCGCGGTGGACACGATGACGTCCGGCTTGGCGGTGGTCAGCGCCATCGGCTTCGAGCCGGAGTCGGAGGGTTCGTCGACGAGCCTGTCGATCGCGGCGATCAGCGAGTCGGGGCCGTAGTCGTCGATCAGCTTGACCATCGCGCGCAGGTCCGAGCCGCCCTCGTCCATGGCGACGTAGTCCTGCACTTCGCCCCAGGTGCGGAACGCGAACAGCTCCGGGTGGTCGCAGGGTGCGCCGGCCTTGAGCGCGATGGCGGCCGCGGCGAGGTCGCGGATGTCCTTGCCGCCGCCGACCAGGGCGACGCGGCGGCCGCGGGCGAGCGCGGTCATGACCTGCGTCATGGCGCCGGCGTTGGAGCGGCAGAGGATGGCGTCGGGTTCGCCGAGCTCGTCGACCAGGCGGGACGGGATCGGGTCGTGGCCCTCGAGGCGCAGCGGCGCGTCGAGTTCGTCGAGCCACCTGTTGGCTTCGTTGGCGACGGCCGGCCCGAACCGGAACGACTTGCTCAGCGTGAGGCGCTTGCCGGTGAACTTCGCCAGCGCGTCGATCGCGCCGCGCCACTCGTAGATCGCCTGCGCGCTGTCACCGACGACGATGCGCTGCGCGTTCGGCTGGTTGCCGATGATCGACATGATGACCGGGTCGGCGTCCTGCGCTTCGTCGAAGAGCACGAACTCGCACGGGAGCACCGGGTAGGACAGCTGCCAGAGCTTCAGGTAGTGGTCGTGGGTGAACTTCAGGCGGCCGCGCGGGGCGGTGAGGTCTTCCCATGCTCGGCGGGCGAGCGGCAGGATTTCGCCGGCGAGGGCTCGGCGTTGCGTCGGGCTGTCGAACTTGGTGACCGGTGGGACGTGCGCGGCCAGGGGTTCGCGGTCGGCGGAGCGGGCGAAGCGGGCGACGGTGCCCATGACGATGCGGGCCATCTGCTGCGGGGCGAGGATCGGGACGTCGTCGCCGATGTGGGTTGGGCCGACGATGCCGAGGTATTGGGCGGCGAGGCGGGCGGGGACGCGTGGGCCGTCGAGGCGTTCGCGGTACTGGTAGCCGACGGCGCGGAACGCGAGGGAGTGGGCGGTGGCGGCTTCGACGTTGCGGGGGAAACTGCGTTTGGCGTCGCCGGCGATGGCGCGGTTGAAGGCGACGTAGAGGCCTCTGCGGCGTGGGGTTGTTTCGGCGAGCATGCGCAGCGTCGAGGTTTTGCCGGTGCCTGCTCCGGCTTGGATGACGAGGTCGTCGCCGGTGGCGAAGGCCTCGATCGCGGCCTGCTGCTCCGCGGTTGGCGGGTGGGTCATGTCAGTGCTCTTTCATGTCTGTGTGCCGATCGTGGCTGGTGGCGAGGGTGCGCGGGAAGACGTCGCTCGGCCGTAGCGCAGGCGTCAGAACGGCGGCTCGTCGAAGTCGCGAGTCCAGAAGTCGTCGCGTTCACTGCCGTAGCCGGCCTGCTTGGCGAGGACTTCGCCGATCGGGGGCGGCGCGGCTGAGGCGGCCGCGGACGGGCCGGTGATGACGGGCGGTGCGTAGTCGCGGTCGGGCTCGTCGAGGTAGCGGCCGTCGTTGATCCAGCCCTGCGCGTATTTGACGTACTGCGGATCTTTCATCCGGCATTCCATGGCGTACGCGAGCGCGCCGTCGATAATTGCCTGGGGGTCGGCGCCGCTGGTGACGGCTTTCGCGAACGCTTTTTGCGCGGCGGCCTTTCCCTTTTTCTTCGGGTAGATCTTCCAGAAGTCGTCGAACCGCGCGAGCGCGTCGATCTTGGTCTTCGGCTTGGCGTCGGACTGCCGCGCGTCGGCGTCAGCCGGTGCGCAAGGTTTTGTAGTTGTAGTTGGTTCAAGGACGGTTTGTAGGACGTGTACGTCCGGCCGCTCTGCCATGGACGACCGGTCGTCTGTGTCCGGCCGGACATCTACGTCCGGTCGCTGGCGTCCGGCCGGTCCTCTGCGACCGGTCTTGCGCGTCCGGTCGTGTACGTCCGGCCGGACGTGGGTGTCCGCTCGTTCTTCGGCGTCCGCGGGATCGTCGACGCCTTCCGGATTACGCTTGTCGAAATGCCAGTCCGGCATCCGGCGCTCCATCGCGAGATCCCAGACAATCGGCCGCCTGTCTGCCGGGATATGCCGGACGAGTTCCTGTTTCCCGCGCCGGATAAGGCCGATGGATTCGAGCAGTTCGAGATCTCTGCGGACCTGGCGGTCGGTTTTCCGGGAGTAGTGGCCGAGGCGTCCTTGCGCGGCGAAGGCGCCCTTGCCTTCCGGGTCGGCGTGGTTGGCCAGGCCGACGAGGACCCCGAAGGCGTGCGCGGGTAGACCGGGAGCGTCGTTTAGCACCCACGTGATCGCTTCGAGGCTCACTGCGTCTCCCGTGTCGTAGGTCTGAAGGTGTGGAACCCCGGCGGCCGCGCGGGGGAAGGGAAGGCACCGCACGGCCGCCAGGGCGTCTTAGCGGCGCGTCGCGCCCGAATGAGGGGTTTGTTTCGGCCACGGGACGGTCAGCTCGTCGACGCTGACGCCGTCGCGAAGCGCGATCATCGCTTCGGCCGCGCGCAAGTGAGAGCGCAGCCGCTGGTTCGCTTCGCGCAGCGACTCGTCGACGGCCGACGTGTCGCCGGGCGTGGCAGGTGCGGGCGGGTCGACGCCGGCGGCGAGATCCGCCGCGCCGGGCGCTGTGCCCTGCGCGCGTTCCTTCTCCATCAGCGCGATGGTCCGGTCGCGCGCGGCTACTTCGCGTTGCAGGAACTCGATCATCTCGGCGTCAGTGGCCTTGATTGTCGAGGGTGCCGGGATCGGCTCGTGCTCGGCGTCGTCGAGGATCTGGTTGATGCGGTGCTCGATATCCGGCATCAGGCTGCTGCCTTTTCGCCCGGGTAGAACTTCAGCCGCAGCGGCCGCACGTAGATGCCGGTGTCGTGGCCATTGGCCTTCAGCTGCCGAGCCACCGGTTCGTTGCGAGCATTGGGTTCCTCGTTCTCGTCGACGGGCCACTCGGTGGCGAACAGGGTGACCGTCGGGTTGTCGGCGGTCCACTGTTCGAGCGCTGCGTTGCGTGCAGCGCCCTCGCTGACGTAGAGGTCGGGCTCGGGGCTCTCGCGGCCGTCTTCGAGCCACCACACCGGCGGGGGAGTGGCTTCGGGCAGCCGCCACAGGATGGGAAGCGTTTCGCGTACCGAGTCGCCGGAGTAGCCGGCGTCGAGTCGCTTGTAGGCGGCGTCGGCGAGCTGCGCAATCGCGTCGATCGCGTGCTTGCGCGTCGGCGACTGGAGCGCGTGCGGGTGTTTCGCACCGATCAGGTGGCGGATCAGCGTGTTGACCGCGTTCGCCTCGGAGACGTTGAGGGCCATCAGACCGCTCCGTCGCGAGCCTCGACGCGCTCCTCGTAGAAGTCGTCGTCCTCGGTCGCGTAAACCGCTTCGGGGTCGACGTCGCGATTGGTGAGGTCCGCGTACGGGTCGTCGTCCTCCTCGTCCAGGCGCTCGTGCGGTTGGGTGAGGTCCACGTCTAGTTCGTCGACCTCCTCCTCGTCGTCCTCATCGAGGGCGGTCTCGCTGACGGGGACGCCTTCGGCCCACTCGATCCAATCGGCGAACCGGTCTCGTGCGGTCGCGAGCGCTCGGTGCAGCGCGGCTGCTTCACCGACATGCGGCAGCCGGAATACGTCCTCGTTGATGGCGATCGGCTGGACGGTCTGGATGAGGTCGCGGATCGCGAGCGCGTCGAGGCGGTCTTCCTCGTCCTCGGCGACGGTGTCGGGGGTGCAGGTGGGGCAGCTCGCGGCGCGCCAGTCTGCGTAGTCGTGGGCCAGGCGGCCGCCGTGGAAGACGGCGAGCAGGAAGCCGGTAGCGCAGCCGATGATGCCGGCCACTGCGACCAGTCCTGCCATGATCCAGGGGAGCATTGACGTTCCTTCGGGTAGGCCGGTGGCCCGGGAGTGCGGCCCGGGCCACCGGAGCTTTAGGGAGGGTTGGAGGGTGGGCCGCTCCCGACGCACCGGGAGATCGGGAGCGGCCCTTCTCCACAGCCGGGAGCGCCCACCCTCAAGGGCGGCCGGCTGCGGTCCCGACGCGCGTGTCAGGGGAGAGCAACGCGCCGGGGAGCTTTCAACGGGGCGGCTCACGGCCGCCGTTCGACCAGCTCCAGTTACGGACGTGGTCGGAATTCAGGGCACGCATCTGCCGCCGGAAGTGGCGCAGGATCACCCGCTGTGCACGCCACGCGCTGAAGGCCGGCCACAAACCCCACGCAGTGAGGGCGAGCCCGAGCAGCGCGAGCGCCCCGGTGACTGCCTGACCGACCGGGCTCATCAGTCAGCGCCCGAACCGGCGTGCGCCGCTCGGTACTCTTCGACGATCTGCTTGCCGATCACGCCGACGTCGCCCACCGGGTAGCCCTGCTCGCGCGCCCACGCTCGGATAAGAGTGCGCTCCTCCTTCGAACCTGGCTGCGGCGCCTGCGCGGCCTCCGGTTGCCTCGGCTTGACCGTGGTGAGCTGCCGCAGCTGCGCCTTCGCGGCCGCGAGCTGCTTCTCCAGCGCGGAGACGGACCGGCGCGCCTCCTCGGTCCTCACGTGCTGCTCGCGCAGCGCGGTCAGCTCCGTCAGTTGTCGACGTATGCGGACGGCGAGGCCTGCGGCGCGGGCCGCACCAGCGGACTCGGCCCACGCGAGCAGCTGCTCGACCGGATCCGGCACGGGGGCGGGTTCGGATGCGGACGGCGAGGCCTGCGGCGCGGGCCGCACCAGCGGACTCGGCTTCGGCGCCTGCTGGTTGAGCTGGTGACGTCCGCGCGCAATCGCAGCCTTCACGGCTCCAGGCGAGAGCATCGGATCGAACCGGGCGGCGATCTGCGAGACGCTCTTGCCGTCACGCTCCAGCCGCGCGGCCTCGAGGTCGGCCTCCGGAGTCCCCGCGATCAACGTCTGCGTCGTCATGAGGACGCTCCGACCGGCTGACGGCGGCCGCGGCCGACGCGCTGCGCCTTCGCGTGCTGATCCAGCAGCACGTCCCGGTGCTCGGGCGTAAGTTTCTTCGCCTGCACCGCAGCGCCGATCTGGCCGGCGATCTCGACCAGTTCACGCTCCGACCGGGCGCCTTCGATCTTGACGATGAAGTCCGCGCACAGCTGCTCGGCGTCCTCCGCGGTCCAGCCTTCGGGCGGTCCGGCCGCGGCCTCGGCTGGCGGGGTTGGAGGCGTTGTGGTCGCCGGCGCCGCGGTAGCCCACGGGTCGTCTTCCGGCGGGTCGCCCTTCGACCGCTGAGCCTTCCCAGAACGCTGCGGCGCCGCCTGCTGCGGCTGAGCCGGTGCTGTTGCGGGAGCGCCGGGAACGAGCTGGCCACCGCGCGCGGTGATCAGGTTGATCAGCGTCGTCGGCTCGCCGTTCGGCCCGATGCACGGCGCGCCGCCGAGATTCCGGCCCGCGACCTCGCGCCACAGCTCACGCACCTGGTCCGCGTTCGTCGCCTCGGCCAACTGCTGCAAGTAGTCGCTGACGGTCGGCAACTTCTGGCCGTCCGAAAGCCAACCGAGGACCTGCGCACCGAACTCCGTGCCGGGCCGGTTTATGACCTTGTCGGCCAGGATGCTGATACGCGACTTGCTGACCACCAGGTTGTGATCGAGATCGAGCGTGCCGACGACGTCGAATTCGTACTCGATCCCGTCGCGTTGCTCGGCCTTCAGGCCGATCTTCTTCGGCTCCTTACGGCCGCGGTCGTTCTCGGTGATCACCCACTCGGACTTCGTCCGCATCGTGACGATCACGTGGCCGGGGAACGCGAGCAGCGAATCGATCATGTCGCGTTCCATCGGCCGGGCGTCCTTCCACGCCGCGAAGCTGTTGCCGGAGTTGGAGCGCTTGGCGAACGCGTCGACCTGCTCGAGCATGCCGCCCGCACCCATCCAGAAGTGCGAGAAGCTGTCCACGATCGCGGTGTCGTACCCGGCGGCCGCGGCCGCGGCAAGCGCCTTGACCAGGTCGCGCGGGTCGAAGGTGTAGAGCTTGCACACGTCGAACGCGAAGTCCGACGCGTACTTGCTCGCCGAGCCGCGTTCGGTGTCGATGACTGCGGTGCGCTGACCGAGGCCTTGCGCGATCGACAGCGCGGTCCACGTCTTGCCGGAACCCGAGGGTCCCTCCAGCGCGATGCGCGCCTTCTCCTGCTCCTTGGTCGCCGGGGCGAATACGAAGTCAGCCACGGTCGCACTCCTCGTCGTTGGTGTAGCCGGCGCTCTCGCCGAGCAGCGCGTCGCGCAATGCGTCCGCGGCGTGCATGGGGCACAGCAGGTCGTGGCCGTAGAGCTGGAGGCCCTCGGTGCGCGGGCACTCGGGGTGCTTGCAGCCGATGAGCGCCACGAGGTCGGGGTCGAGGGTGTCGGGCAGGTCGATCCGGGCCGGGGCGAGCTTCCGGCAGCGGGCCATGCGCGCGGCCGCCGCGTCCGGGTGGTCGCCGAACTCCTGCGCCATCTGCGCCACGCTCTCGGCGATGTCCGGGTGCAGCCGGTACTGGCGCACGATCGCCCGCGCCGCATCCCGCGTGCTGGTCGGATCCTGGCCGGACGCGAACAGCAGCTCGGCGCCGGTCGTGTGGTCGATGATCGTCATCGTGCGGTCACCTCCCGCACGGTGAACTGACCCGCCGTGCGGAAGCCGCCGACGATGAGGCTGCCGGTCGATCCGTCGAGGTCGTCGGCGCTCGGCGGCTGTGGCTCTTCGTCAGAGCCGTACGAGAGCACGATTTCCAGCACGCTGGAGGCGATGTACGGCCGCGCGTGCCCGTGGATGGCCTCGATCAAGTCTTCGGCGACGGCTACTGCCGGTCCGTCGTTGACAGACGCCGCGAGCGTGAGCGGCGCGCTGTTTCCGGTGCGGCCGATGCGAGTGAAGGTGACCTCGTAGTCGCGCTTGCCTGCGGCGGTCATCGGGTCACCGCCACGTTGGTCGGGTGGTACACGACGGCGAAGGTGACCGGGCCGAACTTCTTCTCGGCGCGCTGCGTGCCTTTCGCCGTGGTCACCGTCGGCACACCCATCACGTGGGCAGCGCGGGTCACGCGCTCGAAACCATCCAGGTCGTTGTCGGCGTGCACGTTGACCGTGACCGTCGAAGGGACCGGCAGCGTCGGGTGCGCGTCCAGCTCGTCCAGCATCCTGCGCAGGCCGGCGAGAGCACCGACGCGCCTGGTCGTCCCGGCCATCAGACCGTCACCGCCTGCGCGGCCTCGATCGCGGCCAGGGCGGCACCGGGGATCCGGCGCGGCAACGCGTGACGCGCCCGCGCAGGCGGCCCGAACTCGTACGGGCGGTCCACCAGCTCCTGCCGCATCCACGCCGACCGGCGCCCGATCTGGTCGAGGTCGAAGATGGTCTTCTCGCGCACGTAGTGCTCGGGCCCGCGCACGAACCGCTCGTCGACCTGGCGGAAATACTCGGCCAGGCGGTCGATCCGCGCCTGCCAGGCCTCGTTCTGCTCGCGGGTCTCCTGCGCGAACTGCGCGTGGCTGCGGCCGGCCAGGATCTCGTGCTCCCACGCGGTCATCCGCGCCGGGAACGCCGCGCCCACTGCGGGCACGTTCGGACGCGGACCGCGCGCCGACGGCTCGTCGACCACAGCCGGCAGCCACGGCGCCGGGACCGGCGCGAGGCCGGGCGCCTGCGCGGGCTTCGGCGTCCCGTCGACCACCCTCGCCGTCGCGATCGGCGGTGTCGGCGACTCGTCGACGTCGACCGGCTCGTGCAACTCCGGGAACATCAATTCCCGCGGCTCGTTGCCGCGGCGCGCGTGGCGGCCGGGCTTGGCCGACGCGATACCGATGCGGTTCAATGCGGACATAGAACTCGTTCACCTCTCGATCGAGAGCTCTTAGGTGGATGGGTCCGCGGCTCACCGTTCACAGCGGTGGGCCGCAGTAACTAGCGGCGCTTCTTGCGGCCGCCGCTGCCGACCTCGCGCGACTCCTGCGCGACCAGGTCGACCAGGTTCTGCTCCGAGAAGCAGATGGTCTTGCCGATACGGGTGTGCGGGATTGTCCCGGCGCGCGCCTGCGTCTTGAGCCAGTTCGCCGTCTTGATCGGCCGGCCGTTCGCGTCGCAGCCGAGCCGCAGCGAGGCTTGCGCAGGGTCGTAGATCAGCGGCTCGGCCGGGGTGTCGGCGAGCGCGGTCACGGTGTGGCCTCGTCGGGCTCACCGGTGGGCACGACCTCGAAAAGGTCCTCGAAGGCCCACTGTGGGAACGCGCTCATGATCGAGCCGATACTGCGGCCGCTCGGCGCGTACCGCCGCGCCTTGATCTTGCTGAGGCCGCCCTCGGTGAGGTTGCAGTGAGCAGCCTGCGCCGCCAGCGTCGCTAGCCCGGCGGTCTTCGAGATCTTCTCGAAGTGGTCGAGACGCAACTGCACCGTCGAGGGCAGCGAGAGCCTTTCCTTCGTCGGCACCGAGCCTCCTTCCTGCGTACTTTCCGGACGTCCCGCAATTTACGCTCTAACCGGACGTCCCGCAAGTACGGGTCGGGATGCGCGCTTTCTCGCACGGTTGTCGGAAGTGAGCCCCCGCGCGCCCCACGTTGACGTGTGGAAATGTGCGGCTCGGCGCGTTGATCAGCTGACCTGCAAACTTTCCGAACGGAAACCATGACAAAGGGGGCAGCGCGTCCCGCTACTCTTTCCGTATGGCAAGCAAGCCAGCAGAGCGACGCGACGACCCTCAAGGCTTCGGGGCCTGGTTCGTCACCCTCATGCGCCGCAACGGCTACCCGATCGACGGCACCCGCGCAGGCGGCCCGACGCGACTCGCCGAGGATTCAGACGTGTCGCTCGCAGTGATTTCGAAGATCATGAACGGGCAACGCATCCCCGATGTGCAGACCATGGTCAAGCTCGCACCCCACCTCGGGACGAATGTGCGCGAGATGCTGCTGCGCACCGGCCGTGTCCTGGACAGCGACCTCGTCGCGGACACCGGCAACCCGCTCGTCGACCCGATGCTCGACAAGATCTACGGACTCGAACATCTGCCGATTGAAGTTCGCAAGGCGCGCGCGGAGGACTTTCTACGGCGCGTCGAGGAGGCAAGGCGCCTCGCCGAGTTCGAGCTCGAAGCTGATCTGAGGGCCCATCAGGCAGAACGTGGAGACACAGTGCCGAACGGTACGTAGCCGTATTGTTACAAACGGCTCATCCCATCTCCCTTTACGGACGGCAAGACCGTCGTAACTTGGTAAGTCCGGCTGTGCGGGCGGCCGACGCAAAGAACTGAGATCGCTAACAGGGGAGTATGCGAGCCTTGAACGTCCCTCAATCCCTACTCACCCGCACCGTCGAACACGTCGACACCAAAACCGCCGCGATCACCACCACCGTCCTGTGGTGCATCGCACTGGCCTGGTACGCCTACCACACCTTCCTGCACACACCACACGCCAACCTCACCGTCTACGACTTCGGCGAAACGATGGTGCTCGCGCTGGCCTGCCTCGCCTTTCAGCTCTCCGCACTGCGCGTCGGACTCGACGATCTCGCCCACATCTGGCACGCCACCGTCGACCCGACGAAGCAGACCGAACCGGACCCGGCACGCTGGCGCGTCTTCGGCTGGATCGGCGCGGTATCGTGGGTCGCAGCACTCGGCATCGGCCTACCGATCCTGATCAGCGTGTGGCACCCGGACAGCACCAACCTGATCTTCGCGCTCGTCATCGTCCTGATCCCGGCCGTCCAGTGCACCGGCGCCGCCGTCGTCGGCCCGCTGCTCACCCACGCCATCCAGGAACGCGAGACTGCCCTCGAGGCCAGGCTGCGCATCCGCGCGGCCGCCGAAGCAGCCATCCACCCGCCGCGGCCGGCGAGGCACCATGGCCTTCGCTGAACGCCGCGGCAAGAAATGGCGCGTCCGGTACCTGCGCCCCGACGGCGGATACGAATCGGAATCCGGGTTCGACACGAAGAAAGCCGCTCTCAACTTCGGCGACGAGCAGGAAGCCGCGATCCGCGAAGGCCGCTGGATCGACCCGGCCCGCGGTGAGATCAGCCTGGATAAGTACTGGGGCGACTGGCTGCCCGCGCAGGACCTGGCACCGCGCACCGCGGAACGCTACGGCTCCTACTACCGCAACCACATCCAGCCGGCCTTCGGCCCGAAAGCGCTGCGGGACATCGACGGCCTGGCCGTCGATGCCTTCGAGAAGAAACTCAGCAAACGCCTCGCGCCCAACACCGTGACCGGCATCATGCTCGTGCTGCGCCTGCTGATGGCGGACGCCGCGCACGACCGGCGCATCGTCTCCTCACCCGTGCGGCCGCGGCGCCGGCGCGGCAAGCGCACCGCGCCCGACCTTCGCACCCGCAAGGGCATCGCGATCGAGCTGGAGACCGTCCAGGCGATCCGGGCCCGGCTGCCGCGTACAGAGGCGATCCTCGTCCTGGTCGCGGTGTTCACCGGGCTGCGGTGGGGCGAGGCCGCGGGGATGCGCCGCAAATACCTGGTGCTGATGCCCGACGCGCCCGGCGGCCCGACCGGCTACTACCAGCTGGACGAGAAGGAAGGCGCGCTGCACGAGAGCGCCGAGCGAGGCCTCTACTTCGGGCCGCCGAAGGGCGCCAAGGGCCGCGTCGTCGAGCTGCCGCCATTCCTGGTCGAACTGCTCGCCGTCTACCTCGCGACGCTCCCGGCCGGCCAGCAGCTGCTGTTCCCGGATCGGGACGGCGGCCCGTGGCGCCGGTCGAACTTCACCCGGCGGTTGTGGCGGCCGGCCTGCGACGGCTGGGAGGCGCGGGAGACGGTGCGCGGGCACGCCGCGCGGGAAGCCGCGTCGCCGATCGTGAAGGGACTGCGGTTCCATGATCTGCGGCACACGCAGGAGACGTGGCTGAGCGAGGACCACATCGAGAAGATCGCGCGGGACGAGCGGCTGGGGCACGCGACGACGGGGATGGAGGGCACGTACAACCACGCGACGCCGAAGATGCGTGCTGACATTCTGAGGGTGCTTCAGGCGCGGTGGGAGAGGTACTGGAGCGTCGTGGAAAGTTGATCTCCCACTTTTCTCCCAAATGATCATCGGAGCCCCGTTCTCGATCTTGAGAAGGGGGCTCCGATGCTGTTCAGGACGGTGGGCACAGACGGTCTCGAACCGCCGACCTCTGCTTTGTAAGTTGTGTCCGGACAAGCCTGCGATCAGGACGTCCACAGGGCCCGACTCCACGACCTGCGCATTCCTTCGCGAAACTTCGCGTTGCGTTGCGTTCCTTCGCGTTTCTTAGCGTTTCGGAGTCATGATCGTCTCCCGTTTTTCTCCCAACAGAACTCTGATTCACCCGCATCAGATCCCAGCATCCGGGCACAACAAAAAGGACCGCCCCCCGGAGTGTGCGGGCACTCTCGGGGGACGGCCGTCATTGAGCGTCACCAGTTGGACGCACTACTCCCGCGGATCGTTGTGCCGCCTCACGACCTTGGCCACCACGATGCCGATAAACGCGATCACTTCCAGCCCCGTCGTCACGTCCCATACGTAACCCAGAAACTCACCCATCCTGCTCGCCGACCTCGTCGGCCACGTCGGGTGGCGTCGCGGGCCGCTCGTACTCCGCGATCGGCCGCACAGCGACCCGCAGGAAGTTGTCCGCGCCAGACCGCGCCGCCGTCCACTCGAAGCCGCCCTCGAGCGTCCCCTTCAGGTCCGCGCCGGGACGCCGAGAGGCCTCCTCGAACAGCGCCCGAGCACGCTCCTCGGTGATCGGGTCGACGAACGGCCGGCCGCGGTCGAAGACATAGGGGGTTTCGCTCTCAGACATCCGTGCTCTCCTCGGTCCACAGCTCGGCCCACCACGTCGCCGGGCCGCCCGGCGAGCTGTCGCAGCCCCACTTGTCCGCGAGCGCGTCGACCAGCTTCAAGCCGCGCCCGGACTCGCCGTAGGGGAAGGCCGGATCTTCCGCCGGCGCGAACGCCTCGATCTGCTCGGCCTGCTCGGGTTGGTCGCCGTCGCGCGCGGGCTCGTCGCCCTGGTCGACGACCTCGATCCGCACCACGCCCGGCGAGTACTCGAACCGGACCTCGATCTCGCCGCCGTCCTGCCGGCTGCGCGAATGCACCACCGCGTTGGTCGCCAGTTCCGAGAGCACCAGCTGCGCGTCATCCACACGGCCGTACCCGTCGAGGAAATCGCGCAGCTCGATCCGCGCCTGCCGCACCGATGACGGCAAGCCGGGTAACGTGCGCGACAAGCTCTCGGGCATGACGAATCCCCAGGTCGAAGCCACACAGCGTGGCAGTCCTGTACAGAGCTTGCGCCTCTGTACAGTGCCGAGTCAAGCTATGCGCAGAAGATTCACCGAGAGCCGAGGTGGGACCGATCGCCGAGCGGACCCCGAAATACGAACAGATCGCCGATGAGCTGCGTCAGGCGATCATCGACGAGACCCTTGCGCCCGGCACGCAAATGCCCACTCTCGCCGAGCTCATGGAGCGCTACCACGTCAGCGAACGCACCGCCTACGACGCGACCAGGCTGCTGCTCAACGAAGGCCTGACCACCAGCAAACCCGGCTCGGGGACCTTCGTGCGCCGCCGCGCCGACGTTGTGCGCATGGTGCGGCACTGGTATCGCGACGCCGCCGGCAAGGGCTCACCCTGGCGCGCCGAAATGGCAGCGGCTGGCCGCCGCGGATCCTGGCGCGCCCGCTCCACCCGCGTCGAGGCACCGCCGGCGATCGCCGAGCGCCTGCGCGTGCAGACAGGTGAGCGCCTGATGCGCACCAGCTACGTGTTCACCGCCGACGACACGCCGACATACCTGTCGACCTCGTGGGAACCGCTTTCGATCACCGGCGGCACGGCGATCATGATGCCGGAGAAGGGCGAACACGCAGGCAAAGGCGTCGTCGACCGGTTCGAGGTCATCGGCGTGCACATTACCCGCGCAACCGAAGAACTCGTCCCGCGGGCACTGACGATCGCCGAGGCCGAGCAGCTGCACCTGCGCTCCGGGATCCCGGTCATCGTGATCGAACGCACCTACTACGCCGACGAGACTCCGGTAGAGACGGCGAACATCGTGCTGCCGCCGAACTACCACGCGGTCTACGAGATCCCGGTGGGGGAGACGCCTTAGCCGTCTTCGACGATGCCCCAGCGTTCGAATACGCCGGGCAGCTGCTGTGGTGTGACGAGTACCTTCGCGTGGCCGGCCTCGTCGCGCGGTCCGATGATGCCGCGGCCCTCGAGGGCGGCCATCAGCCGGCGCGCCATCGGCTCGATCACCGGCATCGCCTGCTGGAGCAGCTGCGCGTCCGCGCGCTGCTCGCTCACCACGATCCGGGCCGCACGCACCAGATGCCGATCCGGGACTTCGACGATCGGCGGCCGCTTGTCTTCCGGCGCCCGGCGCGGCCGTGGCTCGGCCAGCAGCGGGGAACGCGGCACCATCGGCGCCCGGTACGGTCGGCTACGCGCCCGTCTGCGGTCGTACCGGTCGGCGTAGATCAGCGCCCGCAGTCCCACCCCTACGAGCGCGACGATCACCGTTGCGCCGCCGGCTGCCGCTCCACCGTCCATGTCCGCCCCCTGCATCAGTTCGGTACGCAGGGTAGCGCGCGCAATGTCTCAGTGGTGGTAGATGACCCAACTCGCCAAGTAGCCAGCTGCGGCGCCGAGTACTCCGGACGCGCCGGAGTACATGGCGATCCGCGTTTCGAGATGGCGCAGCCGGCTCTCCGCGTTGTCCGGCATGGCCTCTTCGAGCTTGCGCAGCCTCGTCTCGTGATCGCCCATAGTCCCGACGAACCCGTCGATCTTGCCGATCAGCTGCTGTACCGCGTGATGCGTGTCTTCGACTTTCTGGTAGACCTGGATCGGCGTGATGACGACCGAGCCCTCCGGGATCGGGATCGTCATGTGATCACGCCAGCACGTCGAGGCCGACCGGAACGCCGTCGGTCTGGTTGATCAACGAGACCTTGTTGATGTTGGGCGGCAGCGGCACGCTGAGCGCGCCGCCAGCGCTGCCGATCGTGTGCTCGGTGACCGTCCAATGGCCGGTGTTGAAGTCGTACATGGCCACGCGCACCTGAGCGTCCCCAAAATCGCTCGCGAGCAGCATCGTGGACGTCCCGCCGAGTGCGGCCGCCGGGTTCGTGAACACGGTCGGGGTGTCGTTGTACTTCAGCGCGACGTGCATATCGTTCCTCCTCGGGTGGCCGGCCGACGCCGGGGATGGCGCGGGGGCGGCGTCGATGCCGGGCCAATGGTCGGCGACCACCGACAGGTCGTATCCGGCCTGGTTGTTGTTGAAGTACTGCTTGCCGAACGCACCGGCCGGGATCGAGGCGACGCCGTCGTACTGGGCGACCCAGTAGTGCGGCTCGGCCACGTCCCGGGCCTGGAAGGCGGCGCGCACGGTCGGCCACGTCGAGGTGTTCATGTAGACGGTCGGGTCCGCGCCGGCCTTGCGGCGCATCAGCACCCAGTCCACTGACTCGGCCGGTGTGGCGTTGCCGGGCTCGACGTCCAGGACTTCGCCGTCGTTGGTTGTGGCGAAGCAGGCGATGCGGACCTTCACCGAGTGCGGGAACCGCGCCCAGTCCGCGGCCGACCACGCGAACGCGCCGTCGACGTACCCGGCGACGAGCTGCGCGTCTGTCGGCAGCCGAGAGGCGTCGACGCCGTCGTACATCGTGCGCGTCATCGTGGCGCTCCTTCTATCGGCGGGGCCGCAGTTGCAGGCTGGCGACGGGCTCCAGGGTCATGCCGTACTTGGCGAGCACGGCTTCGATCTGCGCCCCGCATTCCTGTACGCGCTGCGCTTCCTCGGCGGCGATCAGCGCGCGAGCCTTTGTGAGCTCGTCCAGCGCGTCATCCGCCGGCTGCTCGCTCGTCTCACTCATCCCGCGCTCCGTTTCGCACTGGTGTTCGATCGCCATGGTAGCGGCCGCCTACGCCGGTTCGAAGATCTCGTAAGCCACGACAGAGGTATCCGTGCTCGACGTCGACTTGATCGTGAAACCGGTACCCGCGGTCACCGACGAGACGAACGGCGCACCGACAGTGCCGCCCGGCGTCGCCGTACCCACGAAAATCCTCGAGCTCGCCGTCACCGACGTGTTCGAGACCGTCACCGTCCCGGCCGCCAACGTCGCAGTCCCTTGCTTCGCGTTCGAGCCCTCCTTCACCCGCAGACCCTGGCCGGCCGTGGTGACGGAGAACGAGCCGAGCGTCACCGACAGAACGCCGGCGCCCGACCTGCCCAGCGTCACATCCTGCGTGGCGCTACCCGATCCCCAGCTGATCGCCCCGGTGGCCATCCACGTGAACCGCGGCACACTGTCGCCGGTGACGAACAACCCATAGGCGCCATTGCCCGACGCAGACTCCTGCTGAGTGATCGTGCCCGGGTTGCGGTTGGTCCCGATGAACTGAGCGATGAACAGCGCCCCGGCGCCGTCACCGCTGTTGATCGTGATCTGGTCGCTGAACGTCGATTTCCCAGTGACCGCGAGCGTGCCGCCGAACGAGCCGTTACCCGACGCGGAGAAGTTCCCGGTGATCGTGCCGTTGCCGCCATCGCCGAGGATGTACCAGATCGCCGCCGCGGCCGAGTACTGGATGATGATGCTCTGCCCGACCAGCGCCAGCGTCCAGGTCGTCGGGCCGCCGGCGACGTTGAACACGTCTCCGGAGCCGGTGGCGACCGTGACGTTGTTGGTGCCGGCGACCTTCTTGATACACGCCACCGTCTCATCGGGCGGAGCGGTCGGCAGCGTGACGGTGACGGCGCCGCCGGTGGTGTTGACGGGGACGAGCTGGTTCTGCGCCGCCGTGTACGCCGCGGTCTGGACGGCGACCGGGATGAACGCGTATGCCCTGTCGGCGGCGCCGTAGATCGTCGCAACCATGGTCCTCCGCCTTAGCTGTAGGTTCCGGCGATGATGTACGTCTGCCCGACCGGGATCAGCAGCACCGTGTCGTTGGCGTGCGGCGTGTACGAGGTCAGGTGTTGGTACGGCCCGGTCGCCGTGCTCTGGCCGGTGATGACCACTGTCGGGTCACCGCTGACGTACGAGCCGGGGATCTGGCCGGTGTAGCAGACCACGTAGCAGCCCGGATCCAGCATCAGCGTGCGCTGCTCCAGCCGCGTGATCCTGCCCGGCAGCGAACGCAGGAACGCAACGAACCGCGCGTCCAACGGCAGGGAGAACGTCGCCATGTCAGGACACCGTCCCGGTGGAGACCTGCCCGACGAGCGCGCCGAGCGCGAGCACGACCTTTTCCGGCTGGTTCTCCGCGGGCGGGGTGAGCGTCCAGCCTGAGATACGGGCGCTGATCTGCAAACCCGGCTGGCCTGACGGAGTGGCCGGGTCGAGGTCGGAGATCGCCGTGAAGTTCACCTTGTCGCCGAGGCCGAGCTCGCGCAGCAGCGGTTCGGTTTCGCCGCCGAGCGTGACGGTCGGAACCATGGTGCCGGCGGTGTACTGGCCGAGCAGCAGATCAGCGTAGGAGTTGATCTGCGCCTGGGAGGTGACGCCGACACCGGGCCACATGACCACCGCCTCTTGGCGCGGGAATCCGGCGCTCAGGTCCGCGCTGTCGATACCGTGCGGGGACGCAGCCGCGAAGGTCGTGCCGGTCCCGTTGGCGGCGGAGGTGGCGATGACCCAGTTCGCGGCGTTCGAGCCCATGATCGGCCGCCCGTAGTCGATCACGTTGCCGGGGAAGGTCAACGCGAACGGCTGCGGCGCGTTGTACTGGCCGATCGCCGGATACCCTTGCCGGAAGTTCCAGCCGAGCCCGGTGCCCGCGATGACCGGGTCGAACGTCCACTCCCAGTTATCCGCATCCGAGGTACTGGTGAGTGCGTCGAGCACCGGCTGATTGTCCGCGTACGTGCCGGAGTAGACGTTGGGCGGCGCCTGGAGCGAGTTGCTGACCCCGTAGGTCACCGTGTCGCTCTGGCCGCTCTCGCCCGGCAGCAGCGTGAGACCCGCGATCTGCCCGTTCGTGCCCTGCGTCCCGTAGGTCACCAGGTTTCGGCCGATGTCGAACAGGTCCATGTTCGTGTACGCGAGCGCGGTGGTGATGTGCCGGGTGGAGAAGAGCCACTCGATGCTCTGCCCTTGGATCGGCAGCTGGTTGCTGAGGATGGACTGGTGCGGCGTGTCGGTGATCACCCACGCGCCGACCGGGTAACCATCCTGCAAGATCCACAGAACGCTGCGGCGCGGCGTCAACGCGTTCACGAACGCGCTGTTGGACACACCGTCCTGCTGCAACGGCAGGTAGCCGTTCAACCGGCCGATCCCTTTGATCACGCGGCTGGCCGACTGCACGACCACAGGCAGGTCATCGGCGAGGATGCGCCCGGTGAGCAGGTTGGTGGCGACGTACCGGTAGGTGGGCATCAGCTGGAGACCGCCCGCACGCAGATGTCCGCGTTGTGCCCGGTGATGGTGCCGGCGCCCTGCGTGCTGATCGCGATCGCGTACGTGTGCGACCCGGACGTCGGCGTTTCGTGCAGCCACATCGACCGTCCGTCGAGGAACAGGCTGCTGGTCTGCACGACGTACATGACCAGGGTCTTGATCGCGGTGCCGTCGCGCAGGATCGAGAGCTGGAACCCGTTGCCGACGCTGCCGGTGAAGGTGAAGAACGACACGTCGGCGTCGATATGCACCTGGGTGCTGCCGTCCGCTGTGATCGTGGTCGAGGTCAGCGTGACATAGGTCCCGCTGTTCGCGGTCGCGGTCCCCGAGAGGCTGGCCAGGGACGGGGCGAAAGCGGCCGTCTGCGGGGCGATCAGGGTCGTGGAGTTGAACCGCTTGAGCCGGCCGGTGGACAGGTCGTGCGCATACGCGGAGGTGCCGCCGGTGGTCGGGTAGAAACCCGAGTTCAGAACCGGCTGGATACCGCCCGCCGCGACGTAGAACGTCCGGGAGTCCGCGAGGTTCCCGGACGTCAGCGAGACCGCGTTCGCCGGGACCGTGATGTTGCACAGCAGCAGCGAGTTCGCCGGCAGCGTCGGCGCCGACGGGGACGGCGCCGGCGTCCCGGTCTGGATGTTCACGGTGGCCGTGCTGGTGTTGTTGCCGTTGTCGACGACCTGCACGATCACCGAGTCGATGCGCGGATTGACCAGATCCGCGGTGGCGCACGTCAGCGTCGCGGTCGAATCCAGCGTGCACGAGTACGCGCCGCTGTTGGCGGCCGCGGTGCCCTGCACCATGGCGAAACCCGGGTTCACCGTGACCGAGAGCCCGGATGAGACAGCTACCTTCAGCGGGTTGCCGGTGGCGTCGCGCACGCCCTGACCGATCGCGAGCGGCTGGTTCGCCGCGCCGCCGAGCATCGAGAGCAGCGCGCTGATCTCCCCCAGGCGAAGGTCCTGCGCGGCGACCTGAATGCCGTCGCCCCAGCAGAACGCCCGCATGTTCGCACTAGTCGCCATCTGTCACATCCACGCGTCTTGGTAGGTCACGGTCATCTGGCTGCCGGTCGCCGCACTGCCCTGCAGAACGACCTGGCTGGTGCCGGGGGACAGCACCCACCAGGAGGAGGTCAGGTCGGCCGGCCGGAAACTGCCGTTCAGGTATGCGGTGCGATTCAAGAGGTCAACGGTGAGCTGGTCGTTCGCGCCGAGCGTCAGCATCGAGAACGAGATCGTTTGCCCGGTGGTCTGGTTGTAGAGCGCCGGCGAACTGATCGGACCGTTGATGACGATCAGCGGCCGCGTCTCGAAGTTCCCGTGATTCGTCAGCGTGATCGAACCCGGGGGCGGCTGCGCCGGCGGCAGGATCGGCGGGGTCAGCGGGGGAGTGATGCCGAGCAGCTGCCCGTTCGCCGACGCCGTCAGCGCGTAGGTCGTCGTGCCGTACTTGCGCGGATCCGGGGCGACCAGGCCGATCGTGAAGATGACGTCCAGCAGCGTCGGATAGGCCTCGATCACGCGGCCTGACCGGCGCACCTGCATGGTCTTCGGCGTCGACTCGTTGTACACCAGCGTCGCCAAGTCGGAGACCGGGCACGCCTGCTGCATCAACGCGCGCGCGGTGTCGCGTAAGGCCTGCGTCGGCGCACTGGCCTGCACGGTCAGCGTGACGATCCGCGGCCCGTAGTACTGCGGCGTCGGATACCCGCCGTGGTCTCCGGCCCGCTGCATGATCTGCCCGACGACCGGCGCACCGTCCATGCCGTCGACCTTCGCCAGCAGCCAGGTGATGCCGTTGCTGTCGGTCGACCCGAGCGGGATCGTGACGCCGGCCGCGGCGTAGGCCAGGGACCCGGTCCAGAACCCGATATCGCCGCTGACCGTTGGGGCGAATCCGTTCGCGGCGACGGTGATGGTCTCTTCGCCGAAGTACTGTGTGCCATGCGGACCATCGGTGATCACCCAGTTCGCGACGTACACGCCCGCGGCCGCGGACACCGGGATCTGCCACTGGTACGCGTAGACGCCCACACCGGCCCGGTACACCGCGGTCGGCGACGGCGACGAAGCGCCGGCGTAAGAGAAGGGCCCCGCGACCACCGTGCTGGTCGTGCCATAGGTGATGGTGATCTGCACCGAACCCGTCGGGTCGACCAGCGTGCCGCCCGGCTCGTTGAGATAGTCGACCGTGAACGTGTACAGCGATCCGGCCTGGTAGACGGTCACGCGCCCACCCCCGCCGCGACGGCGAGCTCCCGCAGCATGTCAGCACGCTGCTCATGGGTCGGCTGTTGCGTGCCGTAGTAGTTGAAGTGCACGCTCATCCCCGTCCCGGCGAGCGCCTTACGACCCTCCTCCAGCGACGGGTAGATGTAGCCGTCGCTCTCGGGCACGAACAGCTCGGGTTGCTTCTCGCCGGTGATGTACACCTGCCCGGCCTGTACGGGGCCTCCCGAGGCGCGCGCGGAGATCCCGTGCAGACCCCGGTTGATGGTCGGTACGACCACCGAGTTGTTCATGCTGTCGATCTCGCCTTGCACGAAGTCGGAGAACGCGTTCATCTCCTGCCTGGCCTGCGAGTCGTCCACCTTGATCGTGATGTCCGATGCGTTCTGAACCCCGAACAGCTCCTCGTTGAGCTGGTGGATCTGGTCCTTCGTCAGGCCGGCCTTCGACGCCGCAGTGTCGAGCTTGCCGGCGAACGTCTGGAGCACCTGGTTGGCCTGCTCGGTGTCGCCGGTCTGCTGGTAGACCTTCTCCGCGTAGGCTTCGGCTGCGGACGCGGCCTGGTTGAAGATCTGGAAGTTCTTGCTGCCGGCGTCGGTCATCAGGTCGACCGCGTTCTTACCGGTCGTGATCTTCCCGGTGAGGTTGTCGATCGCGATCGTCGCGGCGGCCTCGGCGTTGGAGGTCTGCCCGTACTGACCGTAGAGCGCGGTCAGCGAGTTGGTGTATGCGCTGGTCGCCGTGCTCGCCTGCTGGTACGCCAGAGCGGCCGTGATCGCCTCGTTGGACAGCTGCGCCTGTGGCGGGAGCGACGCGTTGAGCGCGTCGGCGTTGATCCTCGCTTTGATCGCGTTGTCGGCTAGAGCGATGTCCTGGTTGTGCACGGCGTCGGTGTAGGCCTGCGAGCTGGACGTCAGGGTCATGTCATAGCTGGCCAGCGCGTCCGCGTTGATCTTCTGGGTCTGTGCCTGCTGCTCCAGCGCGAGCACGCCGGCCCTGACCTGGACGTTGAACACGCCGATCGCCTGCTCGGCGTTCAACGTCGCTTGAGCGAGATCGTTATCGTGCTGGACCGCGTCGATCGTGTCCTGCTCAAGCTGCGCCATCGCCTCCTTGGTCACCTGGAGCTGCTCGATCTGCTGCCGCTCGGCCTCGATATCGGTGTTCACGCCCTGGGAGTGCGCCGACTGCTCCTGAATCAGCGACTGGAGGTTGTCAATCTGCTCATTCAGGACGCTGTTGACGTCCTTCTGCGCGGAGTGCACTCCGGCGATCGCCGAGGTCGCGTCAGTCAGCGAGATCCCGTATCCCTTGAGCGTGTCCGCCGCGCCAGAGGTAGAGATCTGGTTCGCGATCGTCGCGACCGTGTTCGCGCCGATCATGTCCGAGTCCTGCGAGATCGCCTGCTGCAACTGCTGCTGCTGCTGGGCGTACGCCTGCGTGGCCTGGCTGCTGTTGTTGAACAGGCTGGTGACCATCGGCAGCATGCTGGCGACGCCGAGCAGTCCCCACATCAGCGGACCGCCCATGGCCGCCCCGAGACCACCGGCCGCTGCCTCGGCGCCCTGTTCGGCGGTACCGAGCTCGGTGGCGGCCGCGGCGGCGTTCTCGGCCGCCAGCTGCGCCGCGTGCATGTCGCCGAGCCCGGAGAGCGACGCAGCACCTGTGGCGCCCGCAGCGCCGGCGCTGGCCATCGGCTTGCCGACGCTCGAAAGACCCTGGCCGATCAGGTCCGTGTTGAACAGCTCGGGATTCGTGACGATGCTCATCCGGGTCGCCAGATCGAGCGCGGCCTGGTCGCCCTCGGTCTCCAGCGTCTGGAAGAACTCGGTGAACAACCGCAGCTCGGTGGCAGTAAAAGCGCTGGTATCAGCTTCGATGCCCTGGAACGCGAGCGTCATCGCCGTGGCAAGCTGGTCGCTCAGGCCCGCGCCGCCGCGGTAGATCTCCTCGAACGTGGCCAGCAGCTGCACGTCGTAGTCCTGCGTCCCGCGCAATGCCTGAGCCTCAGAGGCCAGCAGTCCCTCAGTGGACTCCCGCGCGGCCTGCTCCGCCTCGAGCGCGCTCTGGCGCACCGTGCGATACGGATCGTTCGGATCCTGCACGAACTCGTCAGGGCCCTGACCGCCGTTCAGCAACTCCTCGAGCGACATGCCGCCCGCGGGCACGTTGACCGACGAGAGCCCACGCTGAAGGCCCTGCACATACCGGACTCCAGCGTCCTCGCCTTCCTGTTCCAGATCGCTCGCCACGGACTGCATCGCCCGCTCGATCTCGGCGGCGCCCCCGTCGGCGCCGATTGATGCGCCCTGCGAGATCCCGCCTCCCAGATCGGCGCCGAGCGCGTCGCCGAGCCCGGATGCGCCCTCGAGGATCGCCTCCTTCAGCGTTTCCCCGGCCTGCTCGCCCGCGGCCGCGATGCCGGGCTGCATCTCGACGCCGATCTGCTCGGCGAGCGCGTCGCCGGCACCAGCAGCCCCCTCAAGCAAAGCATCGGTCAGCTGGGCCGCCGTCGCCTGTGTCTCGCTGCCGATCGCGGCACGTAGCTCGCCGCTGATCTGCGACGCCAGCTGATCCCCGGTCCCGGACGCTCCTTCGACCAGGCCCTCCGTCAGCGAACCGGCTGCTGCGGACGCGGCGGCGCGCGCGGCCGCCGGCAGCGTTGCAGCCATTCCGGCACCGATTTCGTGGCCGACGGCCGGCCCGATCGGCGCCGATCCGAGCAGGATGCCGCTCGCGATCTCGCCTGCTGCGCGCAATCCGGTGCCGGCGAGGGAGGATTCCAGACCGCGGCTGATCTCGTGCCCCGCGTCATCGCCCGCCTGCGCGACGCCGGCCACCAGGCGGTCACCGAGATCCGCGGCAACGCTGGACGTCGAGGACTCGAACTCGCTGGTGAACTGGTCCCCGGCCTGAAGGCCGGCCTCGTCACCGGCGCGCTCCGCGGCCTGCACCAGCCCCGTGGTGAGGCCGTCACCGATCTGCGCGGCCATGGCGTCACCGCTGCCGGCTATGGCCTCCAGCAGTGCGGACTCGATGTCGTCGCCGCCCTTGGCCGCGGCGCCGGTGAGTCCCTGGACCAGGACGTCGCCGCCGGTTGCGGCGCCGGTCGCGCAGGCGGCCTCGATCTTCTCGGTGACCGCGGCCTCGAAGTCCGCGTCGTCGATCAGGAGCGTGACGTACGCGGAGGCGACTTCGAAGCCTGCCTCAACGCTCATGCGTGCTCCCTACGGTCGTGGTCGAGAAGTATCTGGACAGCGGGCTTGCGGCGATCGCCGCGGGTGTGGAGGGCACCCACGTGATCTCTTCGCCGGTCTCGGTGTGCGTCGTCTTCCCGGGCGCTGTCGGCTGTTGCTTGCTGGCGCCGAGGACGCGGTTGCGCACGATCCCCGGGTAGTGCCCGAGCCGGTAGGCCAGTCGCAGCATTCGCGGGCCGTCCAGCTCGGTCGGGTCGTGGAGGTGGTGGATCGCCGAGAGGTCCGATTCGACGTCGGCCCGGTAGGCGGCCACCCAGCCGATCTGGGCGAGCCGCCGCGCTAGTTTCCCTGGCCGGCCTCCTGTTCGACCGCGCCGAGCAGGTGGTCCGCGGCGGCGTCGACGAGCTGCTTCCAGTCCGACTTGTCGTCGATGGACGTCGTCAGCTCGTCGAATGCCTGCTGGCCGATCAGTTCCTTGACCATCGCGATCTGCGCGTACTGCGGCTTGAATCGCATCGTCAGGTCGAGGTACTTCAGCGTCAGCCCAAAGGGCACGTTCGCGGGCGCGGTGTAGTCCTTGCCCTTGATAGTGGCCAGAGTGATGCGGTCCGCCGCGGCCTGCTTGGTCGCAGGTGTCTCGGTCGCCGACACGGCTGGCCCGGGCTTCCTGCTGCGCGCCGGGCTGCCGGTGACACGAGCTCCCATGATCTGTCTCTCTTCCTTACGAGGTCTGGTCGATCCAGTGGAACGGCGTCTGACTGCCGCTCACGAAGAACACGTCGAACGTGACGGCGAAGACCACCTGGTCGTCGACCTTGTACTTGGCGCCGATCTGGCCCTCGGAGAGCACCTTGTAGGCGCACAACCGTCGACGGGCCGCGGCGCCGCTGCCGAGCGTGGGCGCCCACCCGTCGAAGATCAGCGAGATGTACGACAGCTGCTGGCTGTTGACCGTCGCCTGCCAGTCCGCCGTCGTATACGTGGCCTGCGGAGTGACGGTGAACTTGTTGTTCAGCCCGACGTTGAGGTTGTTGAGCGTCGCCTCGGCCAGGGAAGTCTTGAGCTGGATCGTCTCCTCGGTCGGGTATGCGCCGACCGCGAGCAGGATCTGGTCGACCTTCTTCATCTTCAGCTTCTGCGACGCGACGACTTCCACGCCGCCGAAGGTGCCCCCGAAGTCGGTGAACCCCGCCGGCGCACCGGCCGCCACGGTGGCCGCGGTGTCGGCCGGGAACACGGTGCCGAAGCTGGCGTAGTACAGCGATCCGGCGCCGGCCAGAACGTTCGTGCCGTTCACCGCCATGTCAGGACACCCCCGGGATCTGCAGCAGCGCCACGGTCAGCGACGCGACCGAGGAGAAGTCGATGTAGACCTGGTTCGTGCCGGACGACGGCTGGTTGAACACCGACGGGAACGGCCCGTACGGCGTGATGGTGGAGACCGTCGGCGTCTGGGTCAGCGCGGTGACGGCCTGGCCGAGGATCGAGACGCCGATGTTCTCGGTCTCGGTGGTCGCGGTCGCGCCGAGGTTGACCAGCAGGATCTCCCGGCCGGTGTTGGACCACTGCACGCCGGTGAACCCGGTCATGGCCTGGTAGTTCAGGCTGACGCCGTTGTAGCTGGCGACCTGCGGGGTGAGCGCCAAGCGAGCCATGGGCTAGCCCTTCTTCTTAGGGGTGGACTTCTTCGCGGCCGGCTTCTTCGCGCCGCCCGAGTGGTTGAAGCCCTTCGCGTTGATCGCGAACGTGGCTTCCTTCCGGATCGCCGGATCCGAGCTCTTCTTCGCCGCGGCGAGCTTGGAGGCCGGGATAGGCTGCCCTTCCGGCACGCCGAGCGCCCGGTGTAGCCGTCCCTCGTGCGACTTCTTGATGTTGATCCCGGACTTGCCGGAGCCCTTCGAGCTCTTACTTGCTGCCATCGGACGGCGCCTCCCTCGAGGGCGCGGCCGCGGTGACGGTCGCGCCAGCCTTGGCCGGCTTCGCGTCCTCGACGATGGGCAGCAACAGCCCGTCGCGCTCGAGCAGCGCCTCCTCGTCCTCGGGTAACTCCACCTCGAGGTCCGGCTGAAATACGGTGCGCCTGATGGCCATCAAAACTCCTGCGGTGTCCAGAGAAGAGCGAGATCGAACTGGTAGTGCGCATAGCTGGCCGCGTCGGAGAAGACCTCCCGCGGCTCGGTCAGCAGCCGTGCCGAATGCACCGTGGCGTGCGCGTAACCGCCGACGAGCATCGAGACCTGACGCGCCGCGCCAGAGGTACGCATCGACTGCGCCGCGGCCACGATCCGCTCGGCCAACTGCGCGGTGCGATTCCACGGCGGCTTGTTGCTCACGTTCAGCGGGCCGCCCGGCGTGGTCGACGGGGTGCCGTTCACGCCCCAGCAGTGCACTGACACCACCGGTTTGCGCAGCGGGACGTACGCGTCGGGTGTGCCGCCGACGACCGGGCCGACCTGAATGAACCCCGTCTCGAACCATTTGGAGGGGTCCTGCGGCAGGGTGAGACCGACCACTGACGGGCCGGCGTCGAGCGCGTAGGCGATCCACCCTGCGGCGACGAGTCGCGTGGTGGGCAGCGCGGGAGCGGTGACGGTCACTGCGGTTCACCGGCC